TAGTACTGACGAGGGTTGAGGACAGCCACACGGCCATCGTTACTCACACCTTTTTCATCCAGTGCAGCAGCTGCAGCATAGAAACCATTTACAATGGAAGCCGCATCGTATGCCTTATCTTCAGTTGAACCCAAAGAAATCTGGGTACCACCAGGCTCACGGAAAGAAGAAGCTTTTCCAACAGGAGATGCTTGACGTGCACCTTTAGCGATAGCACGGAAGATCAGGCGGTCATACTTCTCAGCGAGTGCATAACCGATCTTGCGAGAGATTTCAGAGCGCAAGTCATAGTGACTCAGAACTTCATCCAACTCATATACAAATGCGCTGGATACGAGGAGATCATCGCAAGTGATGGTCTTCTCAGCCACAGGAGGTGCACCATCGGAGTTACCCAAGATGCTGTTACCAGGAGTGTGGTACTCAGCAGTCGTGCGACCGGTGTAGATGAACTGAAGACTCTTGCCGTTCTTCAGTGTACGCTTCATAACCATATCGCGAGCGATAGTGTTATTTTGGAAGCCTTTAAACATTTCTCCACTGAACAGTTTCAGATAGAGAGCGCGAGCTTCTGCCGCAGTACGCGGATCAGAAACTGCAGAGTTAAGCGCGCCCGGCGAAGTAAGCGAGGCCGGGTTAGTACTAGATTGTTGTGACATTATAAGAGAATAAGTGTGTTGTTTACTCTCTGATCGATCAGAATTTTTTAACCAATTTTTTGTGGTCTATCCCACCGTCTAGACGGCGAAGGGTGTCCTCGTAAGGGCCAACGCCAATAAGCAGGGGAGGAATTGCACCTCCCCGTTAGGTCTACCTACTTAGTTTTGAGAAGGTAAGCAACGCCGCGATACTTCAACTTGGCTTCCTTAACGGCAGCCTGTTGCTCTTTGACGCGAGCTTGCAGTTCAACATTAGGCATGATGATCTCCATGAAGTACCACACCCCCGTTCCATGGTGTGAGTGTTATGCGTCCTGTTGGAATGTCTCTTCCAGAACACACTTGTAAAGCAGGTTCTTCAAATATAGAAGAGCTTGCTGCTCAAATGCATCACCACCGGACCAGTTCTTATGATGTAGATCTACTGATTTATAGATTAACTTGAGAGCATCTGGTGGTAGTTCTAATTGATAGACATTTTCCATAAGGATGAACGTACGTTACTTAGAATTTGTACTTAACGCCGGTCTTAGCACCAACGCCAAGACCTTCGATCTCCAAGCCTTCAGACGTGATAGCAGAGACTTCGCCGTAAACGGAGAGCTTCTTAGTCACATCGACACCGAGACCGACTTTGCCAGAGGCAGCGCCGACTTGCTCAGCATCATCCGGATAGGAGATGGCTGGACCGCCTTGGATATACCAGCTAGCGCTGTCACCCAGAGCGTTCTCGTAGCCCACGTGAGTCTCCAGAAGCGCTCCGCGATAATCTTCCCCTACCCAGCCTTGGTTGGCTTCTACGTTCAAGTAGGCACCAGCCAAAGCAGGAGCAGCAAAAGAGGACACCGCGAGGGTGGAAAGAGCAATGTTTTTGATCATTAAAGTAAAGTGTTTGTATTATGGAAGTTGTTTACGAATAGCTTTAAGGGACTGACCCTTACGATCGCCTCCGTCAAGGCGTAGTTTATTAACAAAGTTTTCAGCAAACGATTTTTTATCTGCTGTCCCACGTTTTGATTGATACTTATCGTGGGTATCTTCGACAATGTTTTTTTTAGGCATTATCCAAGTGCCGGTGCGGTTAGTGCAATAGGTTGTGACTCAGCGGCAGCCAAGTCAAGTGGGAAGTTGTGAGCATTACGCTCGTGCATGACTTCCATACCGAGACCAGCTCGGTTCAGGATGTCAGCCCAGGTGTTGATGACTCTGCCATCCGCAGCCTGGATAGATTGGTTGAAGTTAAAGCCGTTCAGGTTGAACGCCATAGTGCTTACACCAAGTGCGGTGAACCAGATACCCACCACAGGCCAAGCAGCCAAGAAAAAGTGAAGGCTACGTGAGTTATTAAAAGATGCATATTGGAAGATCAAACGTCCGAAGTAACCGTGTGCGGCAACGATGTTGTAGGTCTCTTCCTCTTGACCAAACTTGTAGCCATAGTTTTGAGATACATCTTCAGTTGTCTCACGCACCAAAGAACTGGTGACAAGAGAACCGTGCATAGCAGAGAACAGAGAACCACCAAAGACACCAGCCACTCCCAACATGTGGAAGGGGTGCATAAGGATGTTGTGTTCTGCTTGGAAGACGAGCATATAGTTGAAGGTACCTGAAATACCAAGTGGCATACCGTCAGAGAAGGATCCCTGACCGAAGGGGTACACCAGGAATACGGCCGTAGCCGCAGCAACAGGAGCGGAATATGCGACAAAGATCCAAGGCCTCATGCCTAATCGATAACTAAGTTCCCATTCGCGTCCCATGTAAGCGAAGACACCAATGAGAAAGTGGAAGACCACAAGTTGGTAAGGTCCTCCGTTGTAGAGCCATTCGTCGAGACTGGCTGCTTCCCAGATGGAATAGAGATGTAGTCCGATTGCGTTGGAGCTGGGTACGACTGCTCCTGAGATGATGTTGTTTCCATAGAGAAGTGAACCAGCAACCGGCTCCCGGATGCCATCAATGTCAACAGGGGGTGCTGCAATGAATGCAACAAGGAAGCAAGTGGTAGCAACCAGTAGACAAGGAATCATGAGGACACCAAAGTGTCCTACATAAAGCCGGTTCTCAGTGCTGCTAACCCACTCACAATATCGATCCCAAATAGACTTGGGACGTTGTAGTGCGATAGTAGCTGCCATTTACTTTTTAATTTTAATACAGTTGTTTGTGCGTGTGGGAGTACCGCTCCCATAAGAAACTTTGGTGCCAGACTTTCTATATCCTTTCCAGCACTTTTTATCCATGCGTGTTTTAGTAGCCTTTTTTGCCTTTGCCACCTTTCTTGCCTCCGCAAGATCCTTTTCCTTTGTGTGCCATTACCAAATACCAGGAATAAGTTGACCAGTCATGGCATACGCACCAAGCGCAGCCATCACACCGAGCATGGCAAGCCTGCCATTGAGACGCTCGGCGCGTTCGTTATGGGGAATGGAGTTTTCGTCGATGTACATACGTGGTTCAGTGGGCCAGATTTGGGTGTCGTTCATTAGAAAGAAATATCGGAGCGATCCAATTTGCTCAATACATCCTGCCGGTACGCTGGATCGTTGTCGTACCGGGGATCATTCATTGCTTGGATAAGCTCCTGTTGGCTGCGAAATGTTGCCTGTGCAGATGCTGGCTTTCCTTGCAATAGATTGCCTTCTTGTCCCATTGAATCTGTGTATCGGTAGTAAAGAGCTTGAAGTGCAAGATTGATTTGTGCAATGTTCCCTGAATCGACAACAGAGTCATACGCTTCAATCTCTTGTTCAGAGAAGTTATCTTGTGCCCAGCTGATTAGATTCCCATACTGCTCTTCGCCACCAACGGCGTTGTAAACAGCACTGAGTTCACCTTCAGATAGATCACGTGAGGTTGAAGGAGCGTTCTCCTTCATGGCATTGAAAACATCCATGCCACTCATATCACTGATCTGTTGTGTCAGCCTTTCTGATAGTTCTCCACTTTCTCGGATGGCTTCGTAGGCTTCTTCCAACCAAGATCCTTCAGTAGTTTGGTCAGACTCTTCTTGCACATAATCTTGTTCCTCGTTGCTCCCTAATTTTTTTTGAAGCTCAAGGTATGCAGCTTCTAGTTCTTCAGTATTGTTATACTTACCAGCAAGCCGTTGATTTTGAGCTGCTTCTAACTCTTCTCCGACACGTAGCGAGTCTGCAATGTCAGACTCTTGGCTCTCCATTACTTCAGCAGGTACGCTGTTGTCGGATGTAAATACTTCTGCCATTATTGAAAAGGTGGTTATTGTTATTGCTCTAGCTCAGCTGCTAGTGCGGGGTTCTTAGATGGATCGTTGATAGGTGCAGACTGCATAGCTGCAGCTTGCTTAGTCATCTCCATCTGTTCTTGCTGCTGCATAGCAGCCTGTTGTTCTTCTTGCTGCTGATCCATAGACTTAACGAGGTTAAGCACATCGATACCTTGAGCAGCTGCCAGACGCTTAATTGCTTCGTCTGGGTTGAGGTATTGCATTAAGGCTTCAGGTCCGAGAGTCTGAGCAATGGTTGTAATGAACGCTGTGAGTGACTCACGATCTTGTCCTCTACCTAGTGCATTAATGCCAGCGACGATGGTTGGCTTGACAAGGTTCTTTGGATACCTTGGAAGTTCTCCACTACGTTGCATGACAAGCAGCTTGCGATTGAGATATGGAACAAGGAACTCAACGGTCAGAAGACTGAACAGTCCTCCCAGGGATTGTTCAAGTTCGAGTTGGGTGAGGCGAACCTCTTCGGCAGTTGTGCGTTCAGACTGTCGAACAGTCAACACAAGGAACGCTTCAGAGATGCGACGCTCAAGCACTTGCATCTGTGCTTGTGCCGTGGCGAAGTCACCGGTCTTGCCAACTTGAACAACAGAAACATCATCAGGTCTCCCTTGAATAATCGCTCCGTTACCTGCCTTGGCCAGTGTCTGGGGTTTAGTTGTCGATGAGGGTGACACAAGGAAGACAACTTTTGCAGCTGCTGCAGAGCCTTCTGTGATGGCCTGAGAGAGTGCATTAAGTGACTTCAGATCACCGATAAATTCTTCTACCCTTCCCCGTCCATAGTTCTCACCATCAACAGCGTTGAATCTAAGGACCAAAAATGGTGAGCCATCTTTAGGTGCTTTACCTTCAGTGCCTGAAATCTTTTTATCAAAGACTTCTTGGTGCCACAACCAACGGTTGTTCTGCAAGCGACAGTGCGTATAAACTTCGCACTCGCTGTTAGTATTGTAAGTATCGTCGCTAGTTTTTAAGGGATCCTTGACAATATCGACAGGTAGAAGTTGTTTGTTAATAAGTTCTTTGGTTACGATCTCAATTATGTTACCGTTACCATCACGTTCTACAACATAGCGGTTCAATGGATAGTGCTTAATCCCATCCTTACCCATATACAACAGAGCGTTACCACCAACAACAAGGTGTTTGATGGCTTGGTGCACAGTGACTCTATCTGTAGAAGCGGCAATAGAGTCCATCACCATACGCTCAAGTTTGGCAAAACTAAGATCAAGTTCAGAGCG